AACACTAAAAAAAAAGAAAAGGAGAATGACATGATTGTAATAACAGGTAAAGTAAAACAAGCTCAATGGGACGTATACCAAGAATCTAACGCTATGTGTAAGGAATTAGGACGTCCTGATATGTACGACCTGAAAGACGCTACGCTAGATATTGGAACTCAAGTTGAGCAATTCAAGAGGAACGTGGAGACCGATAAAGCTAAACAGTTCAAGAAGGATAATGGCAGAGAACCGAACGAAGGAGAACTAGCTTTACTAGAGGTGGTTGCGAAATATGGTACTCAGTATCCTATGAAACTAAACGGACAGCCTGTCATCATCAGAGTGAATGGCTCAGTCTCCAAGTAGCCCCTTCCACCAGAGACAGCCTCAGCCCTCTCGGCTGGGGCTAGTCTCGCCTCCTCTCTCCTCTCGTAAAAATTCTCCTCTCGCAAAAAAAATCGAGCCACGTCATAAACTTTCTGAGCGTAGCACCTTAACTTTAGTTTTTTTAACGGAAACTAGATTTTACAACTAGGCATAGGGGGGTGGTGCAAACCATAAAAAAGACTCACACACAATTTTACCCTATTTTTTACTACTGGTATGTGTATCTATAGAATCTGGGGTACAGCTTTAATATAGATATAGTCTTATTTGGCTCAAATTACCCTCAAATCCTTCGTTTTTTGTTTTCTTCGAGGATAAGTACCAATATTGTGTTTTTCATGTCGTTTTCGGAGTTCTACGAGCTCATGTTTTTCGTGTATTTCACAATAGTTTTCTTTATTGTATTCTAATTTGTAATAAATATGTTTTTTTCCAGTAATATCCTTAATTACCGTAAAGCTTGGTAGTGCTGCAAAGAGCAGTGTTGATAGGATTACCACTACAAAGAGTATTTTTTTCATGTGTTTGCCTTTTATGTAACATTTCCAACGTTATAACTTACAAATAATAAATCTTAAAAACAAGAACCTTTTTTAAAATTTAGTATTTTTTTCTATGAGGTAGCTTTTATTTATATCCCAAAATATTTTTGTAAAAATTTTCTTTTCTTTTTGGATATTACGTAGTAATATCTTTTTTCTTTAGTTAAGAATAGTTAATATATTTAAGAATATTTAAGCCCCTACGTAGTTACAATATAAGTAAAAAACAACACTTTGTCAAGTAAAATAATTAAAAAAAATAAATACTTGCAAAACATACTAGTTTGTTGTATATTGTTTATATGAAAAATTACGGAAAAAACGATGCACGTGACTATTGTGCAAACTGGAACAGTGGTGAATGCCTTGGCTGCATGATGCGTACTGACGGTAATGTTTTAAAGATTCGTGTCGATTCAAAACTTGCAGGCAAAGATTGTATTATCAATCAAGGGTGCGACTACTTTGATATGGTAGTTGTACCTTCAATCCCTAAATAGAGAGAAAATATGAAGGACATAGAAGTAATAGATTATATAGAAACCAGGTATCCTGAAATGGCAAAAAGATTCAAAGAGATACTAGATGAAGAGTACAGGCTCTTTTGTCGAAAACAGCATGATTACGGAAGCGACAACATAACTCTAGGAGAAGATATCAGTACCGAAGAAGGTCGCATGGTATCTTTGACTGCTTTGGTTGTTCGCATGAATGATAAGATTAATAGATTAAAAACTATTATTATCAAGAACAAAGGTCGTAATGCAGTTACACAAGAAACATATATGGATGCATTTGTTGATTTGTCTATATATGGAATTATAGCGCAGCTAGTGGCAGAAGATAAGTGGGGTTGATAAAAACAATCAAGCTTAGACTAGAAGCTGTAATAATTAAAATACTACTTAAACTACTATTTAATCGGAAGTAATTATGAAATGGAAACAAGAAGAGCTTAGTGTCTTAAATTTGTATAGAGATGGAACAAAGACAATAGAGCAAATTAGAAGTTATTTAAAAAAGTCTGGATACAAAAGAACTTATAAGTCTGTAGCCAGAAAACTAGAAACCTTAAATATAAAAAAACCTTTAAGCAATTACAGTAACATTGATTTACCAAAAATATTAATTCTAGATATTGAGACCACTCCTATGGGTGTATGGACTTGGAGTCTTGGAAAACAATATGTTGGTCATTATGCAATCATGAAAAACAAAAATGGTTCAATGATGGATTGGCATCTACTAAGTTGGTCAGCTAAGTGGTTGTATGATGGCGAAGTGATGAGTGACGTGTTGACACCTAGAGAAGCTAGAGCTAGAAATGATAAGCGTATCATGAAGTCTGTCTGGAAGTTACTAAACGAAGCAGATATTATCATAGCTCATAATGGAGATAGGTTTGACCTTAGAAAAATAAATGCTAGATTTATAGCTAATGATATAAAAGCACCTCTACCATTTAAAACTATAGACACACTAAAACAAGCAAGAAAAGAATTTGCGTTCTCTTCTCACAAGCAAGACTTTATAACTAAATTTTTAAAGTTAGAAGAAAAGCTAGATACAGAGTTTCAATTATGGATTGACTGTATGAGTGGAAAACAAGAAGCATTAAACAGAATGGAAGAATATAATCGTGGTGATGTTGTAGGTCTTGAAGATATGTATTTGAAATTAAGACCATATATGAAATCACATCCTAATATAGCTGTAATGATTGATGATGATTGCTGCACTGTTTGTGGAAGCACGCAGCTAAAAGCTACTAAAAAGTTTTACTATACTGGTAGTAGTAGGTATAGATTATACAGCTGCAAAAGCTGTCATTCTCCATACATTAGAAGTAAAAATAGTCAAAGCATTAAAGAAATTACAAAACGTTCTGTTTCGAGATAACTTGACTTTTGTACACTTTTTGATTATATTATAATATGATAACTAGAAAAATAAATAAAATTAATCATCCGATATATAGTAGTATAGATGAGTTTCGAAAGGATAACCCTAATTTGTTATTAGTTGATAATTGGAGGGAAGGCACCGAAGGTAGCTGGGTAGTTTCAGACGACGGACAAGTTTGTGAGGTTCTGAAGCGTGGGACAATGCTCAGAAGAGCAGGTAGTAAGCAAAAAAACTATTACATTAGGGTTCCTCTCGGAACGTTTATATGCGGTGATAATATTAAAATGGAAGGTGAGCCTAGAAGAAACCTTTATTCTTTTGGCTTGACCGACACTAGTGTCTACGAACACAAGGTCGAAAAGAAAAAGACCACGCAAAGAGAATTCCTTTTTGCTCAGTACGTAGCAAAAGGGGAGGATGTAGTAGACGCTTTTGTAAAAGCATTTCCAACGAATAATAAGTCGTACGCTGAGGGTCAAGCCAAAATATTAATGAAAGCTAAAAGGATTCAAAATATGATTAGAGAAGAAATAGATAGAGTATTAAGCGATGCAGATATAACTCCATTGTATCTTTTAGAGCAGATGAGAGATATTGTTGACAAAAGAGATTCTAATGATAGAGATAAAATACAAGCGTTAAAGACCTTAATGCAGATTAGCGGCATGATGGACACAGAAAAGAAAACAGAATCTGTTGCGGTGTTTCAAGGTTTTACAAAAGAACAGTTAGATGCCATAGGGGGTGGTAATGTCAAGGAACTTGCGTCGGTTGAAAGAGAAGTTGAAGTGTAGAGAGTGTCATTTCTGTCACACAGAGTTAATGACTAATGCTATTATTATTCACGATGTTGATGTAAATCAATTTTTTGCTCAATGTATTTATTGTATGACGGTATACAATCATGACCATAGCGTTGAACATTTAGGAATACCTAGGCAAATTGCACTATCATGATAAATAAACAAAAAGATAAGATAGCTGTTTATGGAACATTGAGGCGTGGTGATGGAGATATGGGAAAACTTAAAAGAACATCTTTAGTATATCCAGGACATCAGACGTTTCCAGCAATAATACAAAACTCAAAAGGAAGTGGTACCGTAGTTGAGGTTAGAGATGTTACAGAAGAGCAGTTAATGAGGTACGATATGTACGAGGGTGTTGCTTCTGGTTTGTATAAAAGAGTAAAAACAAATATTGATATGGAGGATGGAACAAAGCAAAAGGCATGGGTGTACGTAGCTGGTAACGAGATGATGCAAAGAAGTAAATCTTTTGAAGTAATCCAAAGTGGAGATTGGTACGATAGATAATTTTAACATAAACTCAGGTGGTCAGAAAGAAAAAGACCGAGTACTTGGCATTGTTGCAAATGACTTAATTGCATTTGGTCAGTTGTTTTTACCAGAAGACTTTATGAA